ATACTTAGAAAATACGTTAAAGATTTAAAAATTTGGATACATAAACAAGAAGGATGGTGAAACGAATGAAAAGACTCCTTATGACACTTGGATTGTCATTGACTCTTCTTAGTCCAGTTCAGGCAGCGCAAGTTATAAAGAAACAACCAACAGTGACACCATATTCACTGGCAGCAATGGGTTGTATGATACTTTTAGAATGCACGGAGGGTGTAGAACAACTTACAGCAGAGTCAGAAATATTCAAAAGTTCAGACTTTGATTTATTCCGAGATGAAATCAAAGCAATCCTTACTGGTTTGGCAGCTAGTAAGATACCTGTGTATCTCGCACCAAGGAGATACTGGATACCAGCAACCATTGGTCTTTATAAACCAGATGTAAATCGTCTTTATATTAGTGAATACCTTCTCAAAGACCCCAGAGAATTTCTAGGCACGCTACGTCATGAAGGATGGCACGCTGTCCAAGATTGTATGGCAGGCGGTATCAGCACACCATTTATGGCACAAGTCCATCAGGACAAAGAGATACCCGATTGGGTAGTCAAGCAAACAACAAGAACCTATACTGCTGCTGGTATGGCTCGTGCGATTCCTTGGGAGTCGGATGCTAATTGGGCAGAGGAGCAAGCAAATGTAACCGCAAAACATCTAGCGATGTGTGGTAAGGGTCCTCTGTGGGAGCAAGTCAGACCAACTCCTATGACGATGGAATGGTTGATTGGTTGTGGATGGATGAAACCACAAGAGGGTCATGAAGTTTATACTCCAAATAAAAAAGCAGATTTTTGTGTTCCAGGTAAGTTCTAAAAATGATTTACTTCAATATTGTTAGATTGTTCATTATTATCTGGGCAGCAGTTATGATTTCTGCTGTAGAATCTGTTGCAATTCGCACAGAAGGTCAGGTAGAACTTGAAAGCACAAGCAGAGATGCATATGCAAAAGTGCTTGTGCTTGCTGTAGGATCTTTTCTTGGGGATGCTGCGTTTAGGTTGAGAAATAAAAAAAAGGACCCTTAGGGGTCCTTTGTATTATCAATCTTCTTCTGCGAGTCGAGCAAAGTATGATAGAGTGTCTTCCGTATCATCAGATGATGGAGCAACTGCAACCGCTTTCTCTCGGAAAGATGATACTTCTTCTGCCCAAGATTGCTTAGGTTCGGAAGATTTTGACTCTCCAAATCGACCTGCTGCTGTGTTAGTAAATGGCGCAGCACTTTCTTCGTCTTCTGCGGTCTCAAGATCAAATCGAGAACGTGCTGAAGACGTTGCGAAAATAGTATCCAAGCGTTGCTGAAGTTCCTCATAGGTCTTGAAGTTCTTCGAATCTGTAAAGTCAGTCAATGAATACTCTTGACGCCAGATTTTTTCAAGATCACTATCATCAAATTTGCCGAGAGTTGCAGGAGAAGCAAACTCAGACTTATCATAGTTCCAATAACCATCTACTTGACGGACTTTTAGTTTGAAGTCTGCACCTTTCCAGAGATCAAAAGGATCTACAGGACTTTCATCAGCAAATTGTGGTTTCATTGCTTCTACAATTTTGTCCCAGATTTTCTTCCCGAACTTGTAGAGAAATACACGACCGTCGTTCTCAGGATGAGCAGGATCACTCACAACGTAGATGTTTGCATAGTAAGAGAGCTTTCGTTTCTGTACACGAGCACGTTCTTTCTGCGATTCAACTCCACTGTTCCAAAGATCACGGTTGAGTTCCCCGACAGGATCTTGTTTACCCAGAGTGGTCAATGAGTTTTCAATATACCAACCGCCAGGACCTTTGAATGCATGAGACCATACTTTTGCGAAGGGAAGATCTTCTCCTTCAGGAGCAGGAAGGAAACGAATAATGGCATAAGAGTTACCACCTTTATCGAGTTCTGGTTTCCAGAATCGATCATCAACACCACTACTGGTGGGTTGATTGATTTTCTCAATTTCTTGAGTTAGTTTAGCGAAATTGCTACCGCTAGATTTCTTGAGACTTGCAAATGACATGGATTACCTCGTATTGAATAGATTTGTTATGTTGGCACTGTATCGGCGTACCGATACTATTTATGAAGGATTATCAAGTTCCTTTTTGATGGCGTTGTCTAGAATAGCATTGAGTGCCTCAATGCATTCGTTCATACTAGCATACCCAAAGCTCCTTGTCAACGAATCCATCTTTTCTTTCATTTCTAGAGCTTCGATATCATCGTTTGCTGCTAAAGCAACTCTAGTGTAAAATATTTTTTGTCGCTCAATAAGAGCTTTAGTTTCAGAGATATGTGCAATCTTACTTGTATGATCCATATCAGGAAGATTTGCAGACATCTTTGCAATTCGCTCGTAATTCTCAAAAATTTCTGAAAGATCGTTTCGAACGATATCGGACTTGAAAAAACTCATAGTTTATTCGTGATGGTTTTTAGAATAACTTTTTTGTAACGATTACAATCGATATTTAGAAATGGTATGTACTTGACAATTTTCAATTTGGTTTCTTCCCATACAGGATCCGACATAGTTTTATCAAAATTCTTTACATACCCAAGGCAATGTTCAAAGACTGCCATAGTTTCTAAAGTAATTTCACTTGCGTAAAAATTTCTTAGTAGAAGTGGATGTTTATTTGGTTCTGAGATAAAAAGATTATCAAAGTTTTTATCATAAGGAGGTTCAACCTCGTTGAGGAGATGATCAAGATCTTGTTCAAATCTATATGTGAATGATTCTTGTCTAGTTTTCCAAATTTTGTATGTATCATCGGAGAAATTCCGAACATACCCTTTGAAATCAACAATGAAGTTGGACACCAAATAGTATATCATATCCTCGGTTGAATACTTAGTGCCTAATTTTTTGAAAAAGTAAACATCTTTTCTCTTAGCAAAGGAAGATTCATTAGCACTAACCTTCCCATTATATTTGAAAAAATCATAATCTTTGCGAGTGAAATGACTCCTCAATGCAAGGTACATTCTGTACACTTCATAACCAGTCACAATGGCAGCACTCCCCTAGAAGTTTTCTTGATATAGTTTAGTCTTTGTGCCTCATAAAGAAGTTTTTGCTTCAAAGATTTAGACATAAGTTTAGAAACTGTTTCCACTTCAATGTCATTGTCTTGGCAAAAACATACAATGGCATCAAGATAACTCACGAGACCTTTTCCATTTTTGACGCTAAGTTCGATTTCTTCAGCAAACTTTGCGGAAGTCATAAAATTTTTTTCGACTTCCTTTTTATTCATTGAGTTTACCTCGGACAAACTCTTCGATATAAGATTTGAGTAATTGTAGATAGTCATCAAGATTGTGCTTCTCAAATATTTGGACAGTGCCCTCTTCAACTGCGATGAGTGTGACAATTTTCTTTACCTCTAAGCCAGTACGTTCTAAAAACATAGCAGCATAGGCAGTCTCTTGAACAAAGTAATTTTCAATCCATTGCTCCTCTTTGTTTTTTGTAGAAGTCTTGAAGTCAATGACAGCAAGTTCTCCATCAAACTCAGCGATACAATCAACACGACCAGCAAGACCGAGGAAATCGGACCACATGGGTGTTTCTAAGCAGTAGATGTTATTGATACGGTCAAGAGTGCTTTTTGCTGAAGTGAACATGTACCAAGCAAGTGGGTGATCGTTCTCTTTTATGCTAAGAGTACCGTTTAGATACTTTTCAGCAAGAGAGTGGAACGCTGTGCCGCGTGAGGTTGCCCTAGCAGATACTTTGTTTGCTTCTTCTTCACCAACTCTTTTCCTCCACTCCATAATAGACTGTTTGGAACGAACACTGGTGACAGAAGTTACACTCGGATAATATTTATCTTGGTTTGCGAAGCGATAATATCTCACTCCATTCTCCTCTAGAACTTTTGGTTCGGGAAAGTCAATGGTCTTTACAAAGTTGAACATCAGTAACCTAGTTTATATTTGGATAGTAGATAAGACTTGACTAATCCAGAACGAACAATATCAGGAATACCGAATTCAATACATGTAAACTCTTCCATATTTTGAAGAATTTTCATGAAGTCATTGATACCTGACCTCTCACTTTCACGAGTCAAATCTGATTGAGTAATGTCACCGCAGAACATAATCTTAGAATCTTCTCCGATACGAGTAATCATTGAATCTAATTCATGAAAATTGAGATTCGAAAACTCATCAACAATCACAATGCAATTGTCAAGTGTAACTCCTCGAATAAAAGAAGTAGACCAAAAAGAAATAGTTTCCTGGGCTCTCAAGTTATCATACAACATTTCGAAAGAATTGTCATCAGGCATACTAAACATATAACGAACCATGTTCTTATATGGAATTTGATATAAGTAAGATTTATCTTCATGGTCGCCTGGAAGAAATCCAATCTCTCTGGTGGGAACTAGAGAGCGAACAATGTAAATTTTTTCGTAAGGTGTGGATTCATCCAACACTTCACGTAGAGCGTTGTATAGAGTAATGAAAGTTTTTCCCGTGCCAGCAACTCCATGCAGAAGTAGATTTTTGCCAGAGGCATACTCCTCAAACATCCACTCTTGATTATCAGTTACAGGTTCGATCGGAACCATATAACTTGAATCAATTGGTTTTCTGCGTTTTATTTGTTTGGTTGACATACCTGGAGGAACTGGAGGACCATTACCACGAGATTTTCTAGACCTTGGCATATTATGTAAAACGAGAGAGGTTGGCACCTGGGTGGGCTTTTTGAACTTTAGTCATGACTTCTTTGAATCCATCTGGAGAATTGGGTTTACCATAAGTGATTCCCCCAATACCAGCGGACCAATCTTTATCCCAATCGGGATTATCTTTTCTCCACTGGTCATACTCTGTCATTGACATGTAAAGTTCTTGTGTTTCACCTGTGGACTTATTTATCACTGGATATGTTGGCATTAGTCTATTCTCAAAGATGGTTGAAGGTTTTCGATTTCCTCACATCTACAGTCGTCATTAGGACAAGACCAGTCAAGTGCCAGAGCGACGGTAGGGAATGCACACGTAAAGATGCGTTTAGCACCCAGTGCAACATCCATATGTTCTTTCTGTGTTCCATTTGCTGAACGAAGGTTGATGTAATGAATCCAACTACGAACACTACCAGTCATGTAGATACGAGTAGGTGTGCATAAAGGCAGTACCATTCTAGCACATTCTTTGGCAATTCCATCATTCAACATATTCGTGTACAATTCCATAGCATGATGGAAATGATCTTGCATTAGAATCTGATATTTTTGAATTACCCATGGGTTGACATCATCAATACTATTCTGACGATTTTTTAGATCCTGACGGCGAAGTTCTGGAACAGGGATACTAGATGCTAAAAGATTAGTATCAGCATAACGCTGCGAAAACTCTTGGTATGTAAATGATCTGTGACGTAAAATCTGGGCAGCAATAGCTCTGCTTGTATTGATCTCAAGAGTCATGTGTGCCTGCTCAAAGACGCTCCAATGACCGTGTTTGATGCAATACTTGAGTAGACCAGCAACATCAGGATTGTCCTGGTTCTGGGGGTTGCTGACTCGTGCTATGTACCCCATCAAGGCTTCTGCATCTTCAGTTGTATTTACTAATTTTACGTTATTCATCATGAATCCTTTTCAAGTTTTATAGAAGAGAGAACAATAGATGCCATTACTAGCATCCCAAGTGATTTGAAGTATCCTATTTTAGTAATTCCAAAAGTTGGAGATAAAATTATATTCCAAAGCACCAGGAATATTACTGGTGCTAAAGCAACCCTCCAAATGAAATTCATAACAGCTTTTACTGCAATTTCACGTTCTGCCTTCGCTAGATGTTCGCGCTCTTCCTCGGTAAGTTCAGAATCGGTTACCTCCTCTGAACGTTTATCGAGATAGATTGTCATTTTGTTTTCGGCTTTGCCTTTGGATCTTGCCATAATTTTGGGTTTACTTTTCCATCTGTCCATTTTATACTAATTATATTATTCCTATAAAGATCCCAATACATATCAAAAATATCAGTCTGCCTATTAGATATTACAATATCATATCGGTTAGATCCATCATAATAATAGCACACTACATAAGAATTTAGTGGTAGAGTTTTATCTTTTGCGTATGATATATCAACGTCTTGATGTAATACCTTTACATTCATCTGCCTCTTCCGCCCCATTCAATTTGAGGAAAAGCTTCTTGAACTACATTGAAAGTGATTCGATACTTATCAGTAAGTTTTTTATCCTTTACAAGACAAAGAACTTCTGCCTCGCTTGAATGAAGTCCTTCAAGCAATTGAATGAACATTGTTTCTCGTCTAAGAGGCGTAAGCGAATTATCTCCGCCCTTACAGAATCTGTAGAGTCCTCGATACTCCGACTCAAGTCTTGTATGATCAGTTCCAGCTGGAGCATCATTTGGTTTATATGGTACTTCCCCATCAGGAATCATACTAATAATACTCTGATCATAATTCATAATCAAAAGTTGACGTAGAGCAGTAGAGTTATATCTTTGTAGAAGACTAACCTTTTCATTTTTTGTTTTAGCGTTGTGTACTTTTTGTAGAATTTCGCTAATCAATAGTCTACTACTGCTGTTTGTCAGTGATTGTCTAGCCATTGTGTTACCTCATAATTCAATCATCATCTTGGTCTTCATAATCATCTTGCGTTTGGCGAATGTATAGTACATCATCAGTTAGTATGTTGCCATTTTCATCAAGCATCTCTGGATGCGTAATCGCCTTTGCGTAGGCAGCGTTTTCAATGAATGCATCAATGTGATCTTTGACGCTCCATGTAAATAATGCCCCCAAAATAAAGGCACCAATAACAACTAAAACTACTAGTGCTACTAACATGGTTCTCTCCCCGTATAGTGTTATCCTTAGAAGAAACCAACCTCCCGTTTGATGTACTCAAATATATTTAGATTAGTTTCTGCTCCCTAAGATACTTTACAGTATCGGTGCATCCGCCAAGTTTTTTATCATTTAGAAGTACTTGAGGGAAGGTAGATCCTCTCCCAAATTCACGATAAAAATCTTCTCTAGAAAAATTTCTATCTAAAGTGTACTCACGAAAGTTATATCCTTTGCCACTCAGGACTTGTTTGACCTGATCACAATAAGGACATCCTTCCCTAGTATATACTGTAAAATTCATAGGCATAATAACCTCAGTTTAGTCTAGATTAGTATTTAGTTCGTCAATAATAGTGACGAAGTTTCTTTTTTTACTACGCTTTCGAATTCTTTTTGCTGTTCGATCAAGATGCAAAATAGCATCCATTTGTCCAGCAAGTTCTTCTCGAAGAGCATCTTTAGCTATGGTTGAATATTCAGATAATGCCCTTGGTCCAAGACCCATGGCATCTAAATCACCATCAATCAGTGGTTCAATGACAAAATCATCATCACCAATTCTGTCTAGAATTTCTTTAGGTAAATCGTTTTTAGAAATATCAGGTAATTCCATGTTAGTTTGTAATGATAGTTGTGTCAAATCCTATGGAGTTGTCTTTTGTTGACCAGATAAGTATTCCAGTTGAAGTCGAAGAACTTTCAACATCAAATATTTTTACCTGTGCTGTTGTAGTACCACTAGTAGAACCAGTATAAGTCACATTTATTCTTTCGTCAATAGCATATCCAGAACCATATGCCGTAACATTAGTGAGTGCCCAGTTCATATAAAAACTCGTAACGGTTTGATTGGTAGTTGTATCGAAAGAAAGTACAGTTTCTTTCTGTACTGTAATAGTACCAGTCAATCCTTTTGTATGAGACAATGGAATAGTTGCGGTTGTTCCACTTTCAGCACTAGTAATTACTCCAACCAAATTTTCATATCCAAGAGCAAAATCATTAGTCCAAGCACCGCCAGTCCAAGTAACCATCTCATCACTATTGAGTGGAATCATTCCTATAACAGTAGGTATTCCAGAAACTGTAGTAGCACTGTAGTTACCTTGGTATATTTGTAGAGCAGCTGCTGCAGGAGAGTCTGCCCAGTTTTTCTGGAAGGTTGTTACTGTAGGATTCTCAACGTATATTGTAATTTTGTATGTTCCCGCTGTAAGAGTTACAGATTTTTGTTGGAAGGCAGAGTTGTTATATGATACTCTAGTTTCTGTCAAATTGAGTAACTGCTGTGTTCCAGTTGTTTCAAATTTGTTCAACCAAACTTCACCTTGTTTTGAAAATCTATATCGTAAAGTATAAGTTCCAGTAGTAGGAACAGTAATATTTGAAGTCCAATATTTTGCATTACCAATTGCAATTGTTTTTCCTTCAAAACTACATATACCTGCTGAAGTCCATGCAGCATATTCATTCATCTCTTCATCCCAAGTTGGATGATTTACACTCATGGTCATTGGTGAAGATCTAGGAGTGAACTTATAAGTTTCATTATCACGAACTTCATCTGCTAGGTTTGTAGTATCGTATGGTTCCTCGCAAAATGTCGCTAGATCAGGAACTGGAGGAGCCTGTGGAATAAACCAGTTATCAACTTCTACTTTATCCCATTTTTTCCATAGTTCTAATACATCAGCATTATCGGGATCGTTCTCCCAATCATAATCAAGCACTGCTTTGAATTCATTTCCTTTTTTCTGAAACCCAATTACTGTAGGAGCAAACATCCAAGACGGGTTTGAAACCATAGTTCCAAACTCAGGAGCATCTTGAAACTCTTGTTCCTTTGGTGTTTGGTCAATAACAATCGCCTGACTAATTGGAGAAATCTCTCCAGTAAAGTCACACACTGGTCCAAAATTACCGTATGGTCTACTCTCGGCCATCTATTAGTTATAGTACTTATCCCTGATATATCTATACATGGTGGGAGCAACTGATGCTATCTTAGCGTACCGTTTTCTCAACTGATTCTTATTCTCAGCATATCTATCGATGAGTCTTTTCATCTCATCCTCGTCCTGACCATGATTCAAACCAGGGTAATTCCACTTATACCAATCAACGCCAACACCATCCATCATACGGTAATCCATACCAGCACATATTGCGTGAATACCATTAGGAGGATGATCAATGAAATTCATTTGACGATGTGCGAGTTCATTGAATCCATCGTTCAACCCATCAAACAAATATCTATTACTAGTTACCTTTTGCCAATAAGGAGTATCATCTCTAATGGAAAGAGCATAATGAAGTGCTACAAAAGATGCAAATTTATCAAACATCTTTTTGACAGTTACATTATATACATCAATATCCCATTGAGTATAACGTGGTCTACCGAGAGATTTTACTAGAGTAAGTAAGAACTCATGCACAGTAAACAATCCACTAGAGTTTAGAGGTTCAATAAATCCAGCAGCAAGACCAATGGCAACACAGTTTTTATACCAAGGATCTGCCATAATTCCGACACGCATTTTGATGTCAGTAAGATCAACATCTCGTGTTCCAAGATGACTATAAAATTGTTCCATAGCATCTTCTGGACTTACTGTCGTATCATCGTAAACATATCCTGTTCCAATACGAGACCATAAAGGAATATTCCACACCCACCCATTGTCTATAGCAGTGCAACAAGTAAATGGTTCCATCTGTGTATTACGATTTAGATATGGGATTTTAGTAGCCCAGGCACGATTATTCGGAATCCAATTATTATAGTTAGTAAATTGAACCCCCAGTGCATTCATTAGAATAGAGTTGAATCCAGTGCAATCGATATAAAGATCTGCCGAAATGCAGAATCCAATATTCAATTGAATAGCTTCAATACCATTCTCACCAACGACAACATCTTCTACAGTTGCTGGAATATGTTTTACTTTACGTGGTAAACAATAACTGTCTCTCAACCACGCTCCAAATTTTACTGAGTCAAAGTGATATGCAGTGTCTCTATCAAATACATATGAATCGAGTTCTTCTCCATCATAAATTTTATTTGTCTCAATAAATTCCATGATGGGATAGTGGTCCCTACAATAATCTTGATTGGGAGTATCTGGATAAAAATATTTTTTCAATTGCCAGTCATTGAGACCAAGAAAATCTTTACGAAGATATGGTTGACTCAAAGGATTATGAAATCCTCCATCACCTTTCTTATAAAAATCTACATACTTGATACTAGATTTATAAGTAGCATCAGTAGGAACCATAAAGTCTTTTTCGTTGATACCAAGTGCCTTCATCCAAGGACGAATATGCTGCAACGTGCTTTCACCAACACCAGCAATAGGGATATCAGGACTTTCAACTACGTGAATAATTTTATCTGGAAAGTAATGTATAAGAGTGGCAGCTGCCATCCACCCTGCTGAACCACCACCAACAATAATAATAGATTGTGTCATTTATGTACTCTCATTTTAGCATACTCAAAGATTTTTACGGGAATGTTTATACCCAAAGCATTTTCAAAACCATGAAATCCTGGTGAGGAGTTTGCTTCACAGACTCTGTATCCATCTTCATGAAACAACAAATCAATACCAGCGATGTCAAGATCTAATGCCTTTGCAGTTTGGATAGCAAGCAGTTCCATTTTTTCATCAACATCATAAGCTACTCCTTTACCGCCACGGGATATGTTTGCCTTGAATGATCCATCGGTACTCTGGCGAAGCATAGCACCAACGACCCTACCACCAATAATGATAACACGAAGATCACGTCCTTCTGAAAATTGTACATACTCTTGGACAATCATGGAGTTCTTGAAGTCTAGCGCAGAAATGAGTTCTGACAAGTCGTTGAATTGTTTTTTATCCTCACAAAGATAAAC